TTAATCCTGTAACACCTTGACCTAAGAAACCTAATCTTTCTTGTGGTTCAAAGGCTGCCATTCTAGCTGCCTCTCTGCTAGCATCTAGTTGTGCTTGTTCTTGAGCCTGTTGTGCTGCGCCCACTTGACCCAATGTTTGAATATCTGCTCTTTGTAAACCAGGAACTTGTGAAGCTAGTCCTGATTGAAACTGTCCTATTCCTAATTCTTCTCTTCCAATACCAAGTCTAGATTGTGCTAAACCTTGTCTATTTGCTATATCTTGTTGTCTTCTAGCAACAGCATCTTGGAAACCTTGTTGTTGTAATCCTGCTTGTAATAAAGCTCTTTGTCTTGCAGCTTCACTACCAAATTCTGAAAGTTGTACTCCTGCTCTGCCAGCACCAAGTACACCTAATTGTGCTTGTTGGTCTTTAATTGCTTGTTCTTGTATTTGTCTTTGTCTATCAAACTCACCTAATGTTGTATCAATAACTTGTTGTTGGAACGGTGACATAAAATCTTGAATTGTTCCTGTGCCTGTTCCTGCACCAGATCCTAACATTCCTTCTGCACCAGATATACCTGCTGATGCTAAACCTGTTTGTGCTCCAGCAAATGCGCCTTGTAAACTTGCTCTATCTATAAATTCTTGAAATGATCCAACACCTTGTCCTGCTAATTCTGCTGCTCTTGTTTGTAATGGATCTTGTCCTGCAACTTTTGGTGCAAATGGTGCTTGAGCTGCTTGTGTTTGTTGAAATGTTTGAAATCTCTCTTTAGCTGCTCGTTGTCTATTTTCAAAAGCCTCATCTGTTTCTAATTTACCTGTTGCGGGGTCCGTTCTTTTTGTTAACTGACCCGATATGTCTGCTGCTAGTGCTGGTAATCCCGTAACACCTATAAGATTCTTAGCAAAATCCTTACCAATATCTTCTATAAACGGTGCGGGTAATGTTCTAGTTTCTTGAATTGCCATTATGCTACTTTATTCTCCAGGGTTTTCATTGTTTTATACATCACATCTGCGCCTTTATCAACACTTCCTCCACCTGCTGCTCTGACCGCATCAGCCGTAAAGACAAACTCATTCTTAGATAATCTTGCTGGCACATCGTCTTTCTTCTCATATTCTCCTAATGGCACAAATCCACCACCTCTAAGATCCATCTCTTTACCACCTAAATCTAACATCTCATCCTCAACCTCTCCACCTTGAGCAAATTTCTGTCCATAGTAATCTATGACTGCTTTCATTTCTGGATCTGATCTTACCGCTGCTGGTAATGTTTCATCTTCGTCTTCTTGTTTTGGTGTCATAAAGAAGGACGCTGCTGTGGGTATACCAAGAGCAGCAAATTTACCTAATGTTGTTAGTCCATCAAATTGTCCATAACCACCTTTAATTAATCCTAAAGCTTTTAAAATACCTTGATTGCCCGTCATATCAGTGTCACCAAGTGTTGTGCCTAAAAAGAAAGGTTTCGCCTTAGCTGCCACCGCTAATGGTCCACCAAAAGGAACTGTTGCTGCAGCTAATAATGCAGCTTTACCTACAGGAGATTTAACAACTTTTTTAACTGTTCTACCTATTTTCTTTACAATACTACCTAGACCGTACTCTTGTCTTACATCACCACCGTCTTCAAATCTTGCACCAGCTCTTGCTAACATTTTTTGAAAATCTGTTAACTCTGGTTCTTTTTCTTCTATGGGTGCTCTTAACTTTGGTAATATAATAGGATCGCTATCATCGTCATCATCTCTGTTAAATCTATCTTTGTCTGGAACATAATTTGGATCTACAAGACCAAATTTTTCTGCAGCTTTTTTAGCTATTAATAATTGTGGTGCTGTTAATCCTAAAAAAATATCACCAGCATTATCTCTCATTCTACTAAAAAAATTTTGTTTAGGTGCCATATATCCTTGCATAGAATCAAATTGACTATCAAGGTCTTGTCTACTTCTAGGACCACTGGTTAAGGCTACTTCGCTTGCTTCAATAAATGGGCTTCCTCCCCCTCCAGAAAACATATCGGAAGTTCCAGCTGCTTCACCCATAGGGTCTGCAGCTGTGCCTGAAGCATAATCTGACATAGATTCAGTTGCTAAACCTGCTTCTACATCAGCTTCATTAACACCTCCATTTCTAAAGCCCTTTCTAGGTGCTCCACCTTCGGCTAGTAATTGTCTGGCTATATTTGATCTAATTATTGACATTTTTCCACACTACTTGGTTTTTGGGAACAAATCAAGCGAAGGCATGATTACTTTCACATCTCGTCTAATCTCTGCTTCTGACACGCCTTTTGCCTTCCATTCGTCCTCTGTTTTGTATACCTCACCTGTTTTAAGGTTAGATATGGTTGTTATTATCTTCTCTGGTTTTATTGTTTGCATTACGTCGTTACCTCTCTTGGTTCTATTTCTAATATGGAAGCTATTACATGCAGCTCATTTGCATCGCTAGCTTGAACTTTTAGAGCCTCACTAGCCTCCATAACAAGAGGTTGTGTTAGTAGCTCAACAGTGGTGTTTGAAGATATAGCTTTTGTTTTAAATAGGCTAAATATATTATCTGATGAGTCTACCAGTGTCACTGTTATATTAGCTCCTGATCCATAATCTTCAGATACTAAAATAGATTTAACTACAGCAGTTTTAAACGATGGCACTGTATATAGTGTCGTAAGATTTGTAGTTGTTAGATCTGCTTTTTTATTTATAAAACTATTTGCCATTAATTTAAAAAGAAGTTTTGTGCCTCTACTTCATCCTTTAATTCTTGTTGATATGTTGTGTTTAATTTTTGTATTACACCGTCAAGATCCCTAACCTGTGCGTCAGCTACAGATTGTTTGTACGTTTCACTTGGTCTTGTTAATACTTGTACTATCTTTGCCATTATCTTCTACCATCCGCTTGTAAATCTAATCTAAATGTACCTAGCTTCCAATCTTGAGCTGTGCTTGTGTTTTCTACTTTTAATGCAATAGCCCTAGCTCTAGCTCTTGTATCTACCTTTGTTGTGGACGACGTCACTGTAAAAGGTCCTAAGGAAGAACTAGCTGCGGTATCATTTGAATAGTTTTTTAAATTTAATGTTATTCTTGTATCACCAGTTTGAGATACAAAATCTGGTATAAATCTTCTTATCTTCATTAAAAACTCACCATCACCTCTAAGGTCTGCAATATTAGTTTGTGCACCTCGAATTACTCTTTGTGTAATATCAAAATCTCCTGATAGTATGTTTGCTTGAATAGCTGTAACTGTGCCACCTTTGACTTGATCTGTGCCTGTTTCGTGTTGATAGTATGTGGTGATACCATCTGTATTTCCTTGCACATATGTAGACGATGTTGCTGGTTCTACTCCGTCTGCATCATACTCTAAAGCGTGCGGGCTACCAAACACAGCAGAGTCTGCCCATGCTGTTCTTGCTAAAGTTCCCACTGTCCATATTGGTCTTCTTGGTGATGAGTCTTGGTAGTTATAACAAACCATTCTATTTACAACTGAAGAGTTTGCTGTGGGATAAAACCACATAATTTCACCAAACAAGTTGTTAAGTCCTGCTGATATCATTTGATTACCAGAATCTAAATTAATATCATCATATACAAAGTCTTCTACTAGACATGGTAAAGATTCAAGAGCACCTGCATATTTAAAGAAACCATTTTCTGAAAACCAATACGCTGCACCGTCTACCTCTACGGCTGCATTCTTACCTGCTAGTCCACAGTTTGTTCCTGCTTGCACAAAGGCAAATGTAAATGGTTGACCTACAAATCTTTGTAAGAACAAAGCTGTATCTGTGTATACATAGATTGCATCTCTACCTCTAATGGCTCCCATGATCCGTGATCCGTCGGCCAGTCTTTGTGTGCCGGCTGTATTGGTTGCTGTAGGTGTATAAGTGTTAATATCTTCTTGGTCCGAGAACCTAATAAACATGTCATCTTGTGTAGACTTTGTGCCTATTGTTGTTTCTGTTCCAAAGAACACTAAGTGTCTGTCTGGTGTAGATACGAGCATGTGTCTTGATGCTGTAGGTGCACCAGTTATAATTGTGGCTCTAGAAGAAGTTGCATCTGAAGCTGCAGAGTTCCATTCAAATACTTCACCATCAACGATTAAACAAATAGCCTTGTCACCAAAGTTATCAATAGACCACATACCAGGATCTACAATTAAATCTCCTGATGCCGCCTCACCCCAAGCTATAAACCCAGATGTATTTGTTACAGTTGCTCCTGCAGTGTGTGATGCTGCTGTTGTGTTTCTTACACCTCTTGTTACACCTGTTAACGTATTTGTAGATATACCTGTATAAGATATTTCTTCTGTTCCTATCTGAATAAAATTTGTTCCTGATGATGGAAACTGTGATGCATCATTTAATGTTATGCTTGTAGAGGATGATGATATGTCTGCAGATAAAACCGTGGTAAAAGCTCCAACCTCTTGTCCACCCCAAGATCCAAGTGACCAACCAAAACCTTGTGATTGAACATCTGGTCCTACTCTAAAATAATGTTGTACTCTAATACCACCAGATTGAGTAGCACCAGATCCTGACTCTGCTGATGGCATGGTAATTGTAATTTTGTTTGAAGACGGCACAGTGGTTGCCATAAACCTTATGTCATCAAAATCAGATGCACTAAAGTTTGAACCTGTAATCGCTGAAAAATTATCTAATAAAACAATGTCTCCTGCTTGAATACCATGGTCACCTGAAAAATTTATAGTAACAGTTGCTGATCCATTTTCCGTGGTAAATGCATTTGTAAGTGTGTTTGTAGATTTAATTGGGTGTATGTCGTAGAACACACCACCGGAAAAAGCGTACAATATTCTGTTTGATCCTATGATAGAGTATTTTCTACCTTCACTGTTTGTAAATTGGTGTAGAGCTCTTGCTGCACCTGTAATATTATCAGCGCCTAACTGTTTCCAACCACCTATCTTTTCGGGTGTAGAATATCTAAAACGGACATTATCACAGTCTATCCACTGACCTTCTGCAGCTGTTGCCGTAATTTGTTTGTTTATACCAGGTTGAAACCCTATCTTTTGTAGCATAGATCTCCAGATTATATTAGATTGCG